ATCACTAGCCATATCCGCCTGAAGTCGTTTTGTCAGTTCTTCCTGCTCGGTCACATCAGCGTTCAGTTGAGCAAGTTCGCCGTTCTGCTGCATCTCCAGCAGCTTCATTTTTGCGGCTTCGGCAGCTTGTGCGTCCGGGAAAAACTTGTCAATCAGTTTGGAACCGATGGACAGCAGCGCGGGAATTGGGATCATTGCTCGTCCTTTTTCATGGTTACGGTGTCGTGACCCTTGGATACAGTAACGCGGCCTTCCTCGACGTCCACCTTCATCGGCGGCTCCTTCTGGTCAAGGCGGTCGATCAAACCTTTGATGACTTCAAACTCCGGCTTCTCCTGCTTCGGGGTAGCTCCAGCAATTCCGTTCATCATGGAAATCAAAGCGGTCAAGGAAGCGCCGAGCAAGCCCATCACTGCAGCCATCTTTGACTCTTCCAGCACGATAGAAGCACCAACACCCACGCATACGATCAACGTAATGTAAGCCAAACCCTGCTTGCCAATAGTCTTACCAGCGACTTCCTTGGCTGAATCGTTTTCGCTCATTTAGATTACTTTTAAGTGTGAAGTCATTTTTTCGCCATTAACAATTCGGTGATCTTGTCGAGCTTCGTATCAAAATGAATGCGCTGATGCTTCATTTCCTCAAACAAAGACATTTCCGTTTCCCGGCGCTCGTCTCTGTCTTTGTCAGATCGTGCAATGTAATCATCAAATGTTTTCTGATTGACCTTGCCTTCTTCCAGCTTGGTGATCCTACCCATTGTTGTTGACCACAGCCACGCAAAGACTGCTGCGATTGCAGCGGCTACCCACGCAATGATCTGCGAAATAAAAGATGATTCGTCTGTCGGCGGCATGGGTATCCATTACTGATGCGGTAGGCGTTTAATAACCAGAATATTGTTGATGATAATACCGGCGTAGAAAATTGACAAAATTATTGACCCAATCTCACTGTTGTATGCAATATAAACACTGAGCGCCGCCCCAACAATCTTGGCAATGACAAGCCACGCCCACTTCGCATTGGTAAATAGCCTGGTGAACTCAGCCAGCTTAATCAGCACCGGGTTGGCCTCACGGCCTCCACCATTGCGAAGCGCATACCAGGTGGTCAGCAAGTCAGCCACTTGCAGCGCCACCAGCATGATGATGTAGGTGGTCGGGGTCAATTAAATACCCTGGCCCGGCACGATGTAAACGGTAGCTGCTGCGCTGGACAGGCCGCTGAAAAAAGTATTCTGATTAAAGCGCAGGATTTCAACAGCACTAGGCAGCAGCACAATTGCTGCTGATGGCGTTCCGGCCACAGGAGCGACAGCGTTAGTCGTGGCATCCGTTGCGTTTGCGCCAAAGCCCAAGAACACGGTTGTCGTGCCTGCGTTGATCAGGCGGTATTGTCCTGTGCTCTGCTGCTCAAGTTTGTCGTAAACAGGCGCTTGTATGCCAGCCGGTGCGACAGCGGCTGCTGCCACTACGATAGTCTTGCCTAACGGGGTGAATGCAATTTGACTGTTGGTTCCCATTTCAGACTCCTTGATTTAATTAAAGATTACCTTCAGATACCCATGTTCCAGGTGTTCCGGCAACGGTGCAGACCCACGATTTAGGTTGGCCGACAGTTGGGGAACTGTTGAAGAATCGGTCGCCCCGTTTATAGGTTCCAGCTACTGGTGCAGCAGTTCCCCAATAGGTGTCTGCTGTGCCATAGTATCCAAGAAATGCAGACCCACTGCCTTTGATAACAGACAGGTATGGGCTTGCCAATTCGTCAGGATCACTTTGCCCAAGGTATCCAGAAGCGCCGCCAGCGCCAGCAGACCATGACCACCACTTGATCTTGCTGCCGCTGATAAAGTTTGTACCCTTGTATTTTGTCGAACTAAAGTTTACATAGTAACCATCAACTGATGGCGTTGCAATTTGGTCAAGAATTGTCAGGTTTTCAATTGTTGCATCCCAAATAATGGCAATATAATCTTGATTTATAAGGGGTGCTTTGCAAACAAACGTGCAATTTCTTACAAAACCGCCATTAACGTATAAATTTCTTTGGACAGTTGCAGTAAAATTGCATTTTTCAAAAACTATATTTTGTGACCCTGCAAAGATTGCAAGATAACCACCGTCGTAAACGGCTCCAGTTGGGCTGTATGCAACCTCATCACTAAATTTGCAGTTAAAAAACTTGGTTGCATCATCTGGCTGCGTTGCACTAGAAAAAGCATTAACTGCCGATCCTACAATCAGACAATCGTGGAATGCAATACGTGGCTTTTGAGGCCATATTGACCAGGATGTTGTTCCAATAAATCTGCATCGAATTGCAGTAACGCCAGCAGTATCTCCAGAACCGGCGATAAGACCAACGCCTGTGTTGTTAGAAAACTCGCAATCAATAAATGTTACATCACGAATCCAACCACCTTCTGCCTCAATGTCACAACCAGCGCCAGGCGCAGAAGTAAACGGAATGTCTTTTCCGGTGTTATTGAATTTGCAACCAATTGCCGTAACACCTCGGCCACCAGTCATAGACCAACCTTGGCGTGCGTTGTTCTCAAACACGCAGTTGATCAGCGTCAGAGGCTTCATTACTCCAGCTTCGGTAATGAGGCCATCGTAACCAGACGCCATGCCATCAAGACAGTGGTGATGCGACCACACATTATTGATATTGCAGATGTCGTTGTTATAGGCCCATACGCCGTAGTCAATAAGCTGCCGACCAGCATCACCCCACGAGCCGCCAACGATTTGGTTGGCGATATTACCGTCCAGCTCAATGCCGCCAGTAAGAGTGACGTTTGCATTCTGATAGAACTGAATCATTATTCCAGTTTGCCCTTTGTAATCTGGATCAAGCAGTGGCGTGACTGGCGTGTTATAAACTGCGCCAGTTACAGGGTTAAAGGAGCCAAACTTCAACCCATCTGCAAGACGTAATTTTGCGCCTTGGCTCTCAATAACAACAGGTCTGGTGCAACCTTGGATATATATTATCTGTTGTGGACGATACGCATACCCAAGACCAAAGGCACCAGCAAAGTCTTGTTTGCCTACAATGTAAGTCCCCGGGGGAATGATTAGCTTGCCGCCGTCCTGTGCATTTATATAGTTAGATGCTAACTGGAACGCGGTGGTGTCATTCGTCACCCCATCACCAACAGCGCCGAAGTCCTTGACACTTACACTCTCACGCAGTTTGGTCTGGACATTGGTGGCTACTGCGCCAGTGCCAGCAGGATCGTAAACAATGCCAGAAGCATTATTTGGAACTGGCTCAATTCCTGTTCCTTGTGGAAAGCTGTAAACCATTGAGCCTTTACTATCTTGAACCAAAATAGAAAAGTTGTTCCCATCAACATAGACCTGTGCCGGTGTTCCTGCGCGTGAGATGTATCCATTGAGCGTCCGCAAAGGCTGTGCCGCAACGATAGTCAACGCTGCGTCAAAATACGCCACGACAGGATTGGTCTGCGGGTTAAGATTTGCCGTTCCAATCCAGACGTAGCCATTGTCCAGTGGCTGTCCATCGCGGTCTTGAAATACCGGGAAAGGAACTTGGATGCTGAGTGCGGACATTTTATTGATTCTCCTGGTCGAATTGTCGCTCGGCTTGGGTTGCTGTTTGCAACCATTGAATCCTTGCGTCTAGTGCTTTTGAGATTTTTGCTGCGTCTGCAAAATTCTGGAATGATTGTGACATGGCGGTGCGTCGAATAATATTCGCGCTGGGTGTTCCCTTCGTCGCGGCTTCGATGGCAAGTTTCTGAAATCCATCATCAGCAAATAGTTTACCTGCCGCCTTGAGCGCGTCCTTATTGCCTTGCGTCATGGCGCTGGTGATCACCGATGTGGCTGCGGCTGCAATAGGGCCACCCATTGCGGCTGCGCCAGTTACCACGCCTTTGGCAAGGGTGCTCTCCATGACCTTACCGATCAGGCTTTCTGCCTGCATACCCTGCAGCAGCGCCTGGTTTGCCTTGCCGGTGGTCAGCACATTGGCTCTGGCTTCGGTGACGCGCTTTGAAACTTCAAACAGGTCACGCAGCACATCCGCCGATTCCTTGCCGAGCGTATCCACGATGGTCTTGTAGACGGGAGGATTGGCACGCAGTTTGGGGTAGATGTCGGAAAACTCAGAGAATCCGAATCCACCCTTTTCTGCACCCCTAGCCGACCGCGTAACGGATGCCAGCGCGGTGGCTATTGTCTCTTTGCGTAAATCCTCTGGAACTGCTTTTAGCAGGCGGTTGAACTCGCCGGCATCGCCCTTGGCTGCGCCAGTGATGGCGGTTCGCATCTTATTGGCTACGCTGCCCTCGATGTCCTGGCCGAACACATTGACGATGCGCTTGCCCAAGGCACGCTCTTTGGCGTAAAGAAGGTTGGCCGCACGTAGTTGCTGGCGCAGTTCCTCGCCGCCGATGTTGCCAACATTCGTCAGTTGATCGTCAGCCAGCGCCGCATACAGGCGCTTTAGGTCTGCCTCGGCCATGCTGCCGTAGGGTGACTCCATCTTGTTTAGAGCCTTGCCGATCAATCCCTTTTCGCGCTTGAGTAGCCCGTAGGTCACATTTCCGCGCTCAATCATAAGCGCCAGTTTTTTCTCGGCTGCTGACATGCCTTCTTCGGTAACTTCTGCCTTGATAGCGTCGAGGGTTTCCTTGAGCTTGGGCAGATCGACAATTGATGTCTTTGGCACCACTTCATCGACCGCATCGTAAACCTTGCCGGCCTGCTTATTGAGGTCTGATCGGGTGGCGGTCAGCGAGTCCTTGATTTTCTGCGAGACCACGCCAGGCGCAACTGCGCCTTCCACAAAGGTGGCGTCGAATTGCTTGATTACATCGTCGGCCTTGTCAACGGCTTGCGATACGGTAGTTCTCCATGCGGACTCTGCCTCGCTGCCTGCTGCCGATCTGGTCAGTCCTGCGGCTGCTCGGACTTGCGGGTTGTCGCTGAACACGTCAGCCGGCAGTTGGATGCCGAGCCGGTCGGCGGCTTCCTTGGCCGCTAGATTGACCTGGGCAAGATCGGCCAGCCGGTCGCGTGCGCCGGCAGAGCCAAAGCCTGTGCCTGCCGCTTGCTTGACCAGCTTTCCGACTTCTTCCTCGGCCACTTCCGCCACAACCGGGGCCACTGGTGCTGCCGGGGCCACTGCTGGGGCTGCTGCAGGGGCTTCTGGGGCCATTGCCGCACCCATTGGAGCACCTGGGGCCACCGCAGGCGCAGGCGCTGCCGCAGGACGCCCTGTGACGCGCTGCACGCCCTTCTTGACTGCCTGCACCACCGGAGGGGCCACGCGCTGCAAAATCTGCCCTGCCGGGCCGGTTGCGCCAGCCAGCAATACCTCGCCAGTGTCAAACTTGCCGCCAGTTCCTGCTTGACTTGCTTCAATGGCCGCTTGGGTAGCACCAGCGCCAATGATGGCACCAGGAATAGTTGCGGCTCGGCCAGCCGGCGTAAAGGCTGCAATGGCTCCGGCAGCGCGGGGAATGTCGCCCAGACTGAATCCTGGCGGTATTGCGTATTCCTTTTGATCGACCGACGAGCGCAACAGGTAGTTGCCTTTGGCATCTTGTCGAATCTGAACGCCAGGGAAGTTGGCTTGTAAAATCTGCACCGTTTCCTTCGGATTACTTAGGAGTGTGCCGAGGGCAGTCTTAAACGATGCCACGCTCATCTGGTTGAGTTCCGGCATACTCGTCCACTCAGGCAGCGTCTGGGTCTCAGGCGTTGCGCGTGCGCGTCCTGTGACCGACTCGGCTATACCTTCAAAAAATCCCATCTTGGGCTGCTCTGCTGGAGCTGGTGGCTCAAGAGCCGCCGCACCACCACCAGCACGAATTGACGCCACCCTAGCCTTTAGATCAGGAGAATCTGGCACAACATCATCTGGGATGTTGTTAATGGTGATGCCATCTTTTGTGGTGATGGAATAAGCCATATTAGTAATTCACCGTCACATTTTTCTGTGCAGCAGCAGGGGTTGGTGTTGCGGCAGCAGTTGGTGCAGGGGGTGGCGCTGCCGCCGTCTCAGGCCCGAACACGTTTTCAGGATTGAGGCGGTAGTTCTTGACAACCACGCCAAGAGCCTTTTTATCTTCTCCTGCCTTTTTGTTTGCCGAGTCCAGATATTGCTTGGCCAGATTAACAAATTCATTACGCTGGCCGGGCTGCAGGAATTGTCCGCTTTCCGCCTTCTTCAGACTGTTTTCCAGCCTTGTGTATAGGCCGGCAGTATCCCTTGCGGTCGCAAATTCTGTTTCGCGCACCACCGAGCCTGGATCGAGCATTTTCATAAATCCAGTAATCAGCGCAATGTCACCGGGGCCAGTGTTAGCCTTGGCAGATGATTCAATGTTGGAAAATGTAGATCCAAGCTCACGATATACCTTGGTGCGAGCTTCGTATTCTTTACGCAGCTTTTCTTCCTGCTCAAATGCTTTTGGAGTGGCTAAAGTTCCACCTTTCTTGAGTGCTTCCAATTCAAGAATGGCTGCACTTGCCTCTGCTCCAAGTTTTCGACCTTGAGCCAATGCCGATCCGGTCTGCGCTTTTGTCAATCCAAGATCGGCGGCCTTCTTCTCAAGTTCTGCAATCGCAAACTGGTTTGCATACTTGGCATCAACCTGCGCTTTGTCTGCATCAGCCTTGGCCTTGGCCGCATCTGCCTTCGCCCTCTCTGCTGCATTGGTGGCCGTGGCCTGCGCTATGGTGGCATCTGCCACGGCTCTGTTGGCATCTGCCACAGCTTTCGTCAATGCGCTTGGTGCTTGCGCCGCTGAAGATACAGCCTCAACCGACTTTTTAAACCGATCAGGATCAAGCGCCGTTAATGCAAAGTTAACGCCAGCCTGTGCGCCTTTAATGTTTCCGCTGTCAAGTGCGGTAAAAATGTCCTCATAAATCTTGGTCGGTTCGCCTGCGTTCCTTTTTGCTTGAATGATTGTTTGCACGCGCTCTTTTGCTACATCGGGGGCATTGTTCTCAAGGGCCGTGGAGATTTCAAAGCCTTGCGTAAACTCGTTTTTTAGACGTTCCTCGCCAACGCTTTTCCTCACATCTCCGAATGCTTCTCGGAATTGCGGATACTTGGCGATCATGCCAGTCCATGCTTTTTGCGATCCATCGGCCTGCGCTGCTTGTAGGTCTGTGGCAAATTGCTGCTTTGCCTGCTGCGCTTGCTGCTGGGCAATTTGCTGGTTTTGCATCTGGCGAAAATTTGCGCCAAGCTGCAAGCCAGATGTAAGGCTTTGGGCTAAATCCACCTGCGGGATTTGAGACATGTAGTTAATTGGTTGAACCATGTTTTTACTGCCTCAAAATTTAGTGTATCTAAAGCCAGAGCCACCGCCGCCAACACTCTGACCAGCGCCGCCCGATAGTGAAAATTCACCGGGAACTACTCCAGCAGGTGCGCCACCAAATAAGCCAGCGCCATAAGCAGCACCGCCAAGCGCGGCGAGTGTGCCAAATGTGCTGCCAACCACTCCGCCTTGCGCCAGTTGTGCGCCTGCCGTGGCTGCACCTTGCTGCCCAAGCAGGCCGGATACGTTTTGGCCTAGCTGCATGCCTGATGCAGCTTGCCCGGCTGCTGAGGCTTGGCCCAGTCCGGTAAGACCGCCAAGACGCCCGTATTGCTGATTGATAAGGCTGGACAGCAGCGCCGGTCGGAACTGAGCCAGTGCGCCCTGTATGTTTCCACCACGCAGGCCACCGGTAGCGGACGCATTTTGCAGCATGGCTTCTTCACCTTGCTTGGCCAGCGCCTGAAATGTCTCTCCACTGCTGATACGTTCAATGGCTGCACGCTCTGCCTCTGGGCCTTGTAAGCCGATCAGGGCTTGCTGCTGGGCTAGTGCTGGAGCGCCGGCTCCTGTGTATGGGGCCAGTAGTTCAACAAGCTTGTCAAACTGCCTTCTCTGCTCGGCAATGCCTGCGGCTGATGCAGCTACCTGTGTGGCGCTTGCGGATTCGGCTGCATCGGCTGCTTGTGATGCGCCAGTAATGCCACCGAAAATGTCACCAATTGCGTCACCAATAAAGCTCATAATTTACCCCAATCTGTGCGCGTCATTCCGAGGACGTAGACGCCTTTAATTTGCCCCGATTGGAGGCACGCATCGCGACGAAATCCTTCAAACTTCATGCCAAGTTTTAAGCCGTAGTTTTTAGCCGACTCCAAGCCTTCGATGATGTAGGCAGTTACGCGCAAAATGGGCTGGGCAAAGGCCCACGCCAAAAAAGCGTAGCCAAGGGCGCGGGAGTGTTTGATAGCGGACTTGTGCAAAAGCGAGTGCCACTCAATCTCGGTGCTGGAAAACCGTATTGCCATGAATGCGCCAGCAAAGCGACCGCCTACGGTTGCGGTCAGGTATGTGACGCTGGGATGCTCAATGGGTGCCGCTGGCCGGTGGTCGTGACCGATCTTGGCGGTAATGTAAGGATCAGAATAGACCTCCAAAAGGTGGCCTTTCGTGATTCCTTCCGTAACGACCGACATTGAACACTCCTGTGCAACAGGGTGAGCTACTGGCGGCTCGAACGGCTCAGTGGGGCTTATTTTCGCACATTTTGGCATTTGGTCAATCCATCTCGGATTCGCGCTCTTCCCAGGCTTGGCAGACGCGCATGTCATTGCAGATAAAGTCCAGCTTTTCGCAATGCCCACGGAACCCTGCGCCCTTGTCATAAGCTCCCATCGGAATGCGCTCGATCCTGACTTGGGTCATGAGGCTGTTGTCGTAATACTCGCAGTTGGAGCAGTGCTTACGCCTTGCGTCCTTTTCGTCGCACTGCATCGCCTGCGCCAGCCCTGCGTAGAACTCCTTGTTTGCGCCAGCCTCATTGGTCGGCACTTCGGGGCCGTAGTTCCAGTCCTGTACCGCAATGGCGTAATTCTTCTTGTTCTCGGCTGTGCTGATGAATTCTTCCTCCATCGGCAGGCCTGAAAAGCCACGCGGAATAACCATAAAGTCTTTCATGCCGTTCTCCTTTTAGGTGATTTCTCGGCCAGATGCGCGGATGGTCAGTGATGTGGCTGCGCCGGCAATGGTTGAAATAAAGCCACCGGACTCCAACGACTGGCCAACCAGTTCGGGGCAGGTGTAGGTCTCGTCGGGCGCAATTGCGCGGGTGTCAATAATGAGGTTGGCTGCGCCAGCAGCGCCGCCACTAGTCACCAGATTGACGCTGATCGTCACATTGCCTGCCGTGGTGTTGGTGATCGTGAACTTGTCAATGATCGCCTTGCAGTTCACTGCGGTGTATTGCGTGGTCTGGGCGTTCTCGGCTTGCTTGGCCGGGATAAGAACTTTTATTGAGACGGTCATTTTATGATCCTATCAATGGCTTGAGATTTCAAAGGGTCAGACATTGCGGATTTGAACTGTTCAAACAGTTGAGAATCTTCAAGCTCTTTAAGCTGCTTTACGCCCTGCTCGGCAATGTCCTCAATCACAGCTTGCACGTATTGCTCTGCGGTAATCTGCGGCAGTTTTGTCGGTCGGCCAGCAATAACAACAGGCCGCAGTCGGCGGGCGTTTTCCTCTTGCAGTTTAACCGCGAGGCCGTTTTCTTGTGCGTCTGTTAAAACGATTTGGTATGGCATTGTTACTCCACGTAAAAAGATAAAAGGAACACATCAACCTACCAATAATCGACGGGCCGTTCCGCCTGAGTCCGTAACAGTGATATAACCGGTCTGCGCTAAAATTCCTGCTGTAAATGTGCCAAACTTTAAATTTCCAACCGTTAAAGTATCAACCAGCGGGTTATATATCATTGAGCCTGAACCCAATAAATCCGTCACGGTAAAAATACCGGTGTCTGCTGGCGCGTCTGCATTTCCGAGATAGAAAAGTGCGCTAGTTCCTGCTTTATTAACCCCGACTCCGGTCGTGCCAAGGAAAGTAAATTGACCCGCGTTGCCTTCGCTAAGAGCGCCAACCGTAAATTGTATGCTTCCGCTATCGCCAGTTATTGAACCAGCAATCCCGGTATTAAAATTTATATTTCCGCCGTTGCTGTTGTCGTTTGGCGCGGTTCCTGCGGTGTAATCAATATTACCGCCTGTAGCAGCCGTTGCGGTTATCCCTGACTCTGAGTCAATGGAAACCCCAGCAGTCAATGCGACTTGATTGCCGCCGTTATACACAACGCCCTGCACCCGCATATTCCCATTAACCTGCAACTTGCCTATGGTGTCATCAACTGCACCAAACAGATACCGCCCACCAGCCGCAGTCCGAGTAAATCCTGAGTCATCGTCAATAGTCGAGGCACCAGACGCCCATACCGACTGATTCGCAACCATTGAACTAGAAGTCTGGACAATGTTTGTCGGAAGATTTGCGTAAGGCAGGATGCCATTAACATCGTGCGACAGTTCCACATTGTTACGCACCGGAGCCAGCGCCAGCAACTCAAGCGCTTGGGCTAATCTCGGAATGGCGTCGAGCGCCTGCTGCACCTTGGCATTAAGCACCGCATCATCAATGGCGGTATCCTGCGCCAGCGCAATGATCTGGGCCAGTGCGTTGTTGGCATTGGCCGCAGCACTGTCTGCCTGATACTCAAAGTCGGTTCCGATAATAACTTGGAGTTCATCAACGGCAGAAAACAGCAATTCAAACTGCCTGATCTGCTGTTGATCGGTCAAAAATGCAGAAAGCTGATCCCGCGTCAGATTGAGCCGGCGAGAGAATGGTGCAGCAGCCATTAGAATGCCAACGCCTCAATCTGGGCTTCAAGCCGCACAAAGGACACATGCGCGTCACTGTCGCCACGGAAACACTGAATCCGCCAGTTCCTCATGTGGCCTTGCTGAAACCACGCCAGGCGCTTGTTGCTGCCAATCGTGCCTACGGAGATAAAGCGCTGTTGGCTGTATGCCTTCCCGTCAAGGCTGTAACTGGTGCTGATCTGCGGGTTGGTGCCTATGGCCACGCTGCCGGTCAGACTGACAAGCTCCAACTCGTTAAAAATTGCCCCATTGCCCTCGTTGTAGACGATGAGCGTGCCAAACTCCCAGCGCACTTGAGCGCCCCAATGGTGGCCGGTATCCTGCACCAGGTAGCCAACATTGCTGGATTGTGGATCTCCGACCAGCCACTTGTCATAGGCCCAGACCATGTTTCGAGCGCGGTATTGAGCGAAGCCGACGATGGTAGTGGTCAGCGTGAACCATACTGGCTCGCCTAGCGCCTCGGATGCCGTTGCGTCATAGACCACAGTGCGGTCAGGCAGGTGGACGTATAGGTGCTGGTGATTTTTGTCGTTTCGTGCCTCCAGCTTGACGCCAGCCAGTTGCGCCTCGGTGTATTGCAAGAGCAGGTTGTCGATCTCCTGAGTGCTGGCCTTCTGCGTTACGGCTGCTGCGCCGACGTAGATGCCTGGTGCCTCGTTGCGACCACTGCCTAAAAATGCAATCGCCTGAATAAAAACACAGCAGGCTTGCGTTCCGACAACGCCCTTTTGTATTTG